GGAAATCGTCCGCACAGGCAAGGCATCCAACTTTTTCGGCATCGGTGATCAGCTTGCCGTGAAATGGATGGACGGCTCTACAGAGCGCGACATGCCGATGGACATTGTTGCATTTCACGATGTGACAGACCAGAACAGCGCAGTCAAAAGCGCAATGTGGTTGCAGTCGCACTGGGCATTGCCTGCAGTACAGTTTGATGCTTCAGAAGCAATTTACTATTGCGAGACGGCACTTCCAGCAGGAACATACCATTTTGTGATCGGCACGACATGGGGCAGTCACTGCATCAAAGATAAGGCGTATAGCTTTACTACAACGCAGGAAATCCCGGCACACGGACAGATTGTGATCGGCACAAACACAGGTTTTTATACTTGGGGTGCGCCTGATAAATCTCCCGAAGAGTGGCGAGTGTACACATTCGCAGATGCGATGAGCATCACGCCAATTGAAACTCTTACGCTCACCGAAGCGGCGAATGGTACGCTTCTGGGGACACTCTCATCTTCTACGAAGTACGGAAGCACCGGGCTGAACAATCTTCAGAGGGCGGCATACGGATATAATCGTTGGAGTCAGTCCGCTATCAGGCAGTGGCTCAACTCTGATGCCGACAATGGTGAATGGTGGACTCCGCAGAACGTGTTCGATAGGCCGCCCCAGCAGTTGGCAACAATGAAAGGATTTATGGCAGGACTGCCGGAAGACTTCAAAGCAATTCTTGCCCCGGTGAAGGTTACGACGGCACTGAATACGGTATCAGATGCTGACATTGGCGCAAGCGAAGATACCTATGATATTTTCTTCTGTCCGTCTCTTGAGCAGGAATACATCGTTCCGCAGGCGGCAGGAGTCGAAGGTGCATACTGGCCTTATTGGAAGGAACGGCTTGAACTGGATTCACCGCAGGAGTGGTATGCCGCAGGAACGAACGCAAACCACATCAGGTATGCAATCAGCAACCACAATTCTGCACAGTCTGTCACCCTCCGGTCGGCGACTCGCGGGGATGCGTGCCATCGCTGGTTTCTGCACTCGTCCGGCGGCGCCAACCTCAGCTACGCGACGACCGCGACTGCCCCCGCCCCGGCTTGCGTCATCTTCTAACATCGACAATCTCCGCCCCGCAAGGGGCGGACAGAAAGAAGGTGATGCAGTTTGTCAGTACCAGTGCCACAGCGGACACAGGGAGAACTTGAAGTCAACACACGGGCAAGAATCCTGTGCGTTTACACCTTCAAGATTTTGGAAAATGAAAAATGGTTTCCTAAATCACAGACTGCATTCATTACGAAATTGCAGGATTGCGTCGTAGAAATACAGGCACTATGTTGGGAAGCCAACAACATCAAAGTTGATAAAAGTGCGGAACGCTATCAGCGCAGAATTGATTTGCAGGATCAGGCGGCTGAAAAGTGCAATAGAATGATGATGCTGATAGAAACTGCAAAACCTCTGTTTCATTTGCAGAGTAAAAGGGTTCGGTATTGGATAGGGCTGTGCAGGGATTTGCGGACTTTAATCAGAGCATGGCGCGACAAAGATGCTTCACGCCTTAAACCGTAGGCGTTTTGCATGGGATGTAGGCTGTCACAGAATGTCACCCTCCGGTCGGCGAATCGCGGGAATGCGTACAATCGCTGGAATCTGAACTCGTCCGGCAACGCCAACAACAACAACGCGACGAACGCGAATGCCCCCGCCCCGGATTGCGAAAAGTCAACGAAAAACATTCTGCCGTAAGCAGGATCAGATTGACCTCTGACGCAAGGAGCTGAATTCCCAGCCGAAAGGCTAAACAATACGAATGCGATGCCCGGACTTTTACAAGCCTGAGGGCTATAAACGCAGGAGACTTTATGGATGAAGAAACGGTTATAGGTTTTGATGCGCTTTATGATTCCATGATGAAATGCAAGAAGGGTGTCCTATGGAAGGACAGCGTTGCAGCATTTTATCACCGGGGTATAGAGCGCACGGATAAACTGTGTCAGGAACTCCATGACGGCACGTATAAAGCCGCACCAGTCAAGCACTTCACGATCACAAGTCCAAAACCGCGAGAAATCGCATCTGTGGCGTTTCGTGACAGGGTGTATCAGCGGAGTCTCAACGACAATTGTGTTTATCTTATCATGACAAAAAGTTTCATCTTTGACAACTGGGCATGTCAAGTGGGAAAAGGAACGGATGGAGCAAGGGAGCGGCTCAAAACCTTCTTGCATAAATTTTACCGCAGACATGGAACAGCCGGATATGTAGCACAGTTTGACATTCATGGCTACTATCCAAACATGAGACACGATGTGGCAGAATCCAATTTTAGGCAGAAATTGCCAGATTGGGCATATGCGCGTGTTGAGAAAATTCTACGGAGTCAGTACGGTGGAGATGTTGGGTACAATCCCGGCAGTCAGTTGATTCAAATTGCAGGAATCTCGCTTCTGGACGGATTGGATCATTTCATCAAGGAAAGCCTGAGAGCGAAATTCTATATCAGGTACATGGATGATCTGATTTTGATCCATGAAGACCTGGAATATCTGGAACAGTGTCAGACTACCATCGTTGCCGAACTGACAAAACTTGGCTTTGAGATCAATCCAAAGAAAACCAGAATCTACAATCTGGAAGAAGGGATTATGTTTCTTGGTTTTAAATTCTCCCTGACAGATACAGGCAAAGTGCTAATGTTTGCTGATGCCGGGAAAATTAAAACCGCAAAGAAGAAACACCGCAGGCTTGTCGCAAAATCAAAGCGCGGTGAAATCCCGAAAGACAGTGTTGATGCATCTTGGAAAACATGGATTGACCACATCGGCAAAGGCAATAGCTACCATCTAGTCAAGAGGATGGAAGCATATTACAAAAGTCTGTGGGAGGATAATAAACATGATGCACATCCGGGCAAACGCACCGATTGCGGATAAGATCGCGCAGGAAAATACACTCGCTGAAGCCAATGTGACAGCGGAACGTTGCGGAAGACTTGTGGATGATATCGTTTTTGTCACTTTGTGCGAACAGGGAATGATTGATGATACCACAGCCACAGAACACACCAATGTGTTTGCGGAGTGGGCATCCGGCGTATCTTATGCCGTGGGTAACATTCGCACCTATGGCGAAAAGCTCTATAAATGCGTACAGGCACACACCAGTCAGACGGATTGGACTCCTGATGCCGTTCCTGCACTTTGGACTCGCATCGGCGATCCTGCTGATGAATGGCCTGAATGGTCACAGCCCATCGGCGCACATGATGCCTATCAGATCGGGGATAAGGTGAGCTACAATGCAAAACACTGGGTGTCAAACACAGCCAACAACGTCTGGCAACCGGGCGTATATGGATGGGATGAGTCTGCCTGAACTAATTGAACTGCTTCATGCCGTTGCAGATGAGATTCAACTCCGCATGATGGAGCAGGCAGAATGATCATCTTTCTGAAAAGAAAGCTGACTAATATCCGTTTATACCTAATTGACCAGAAACTACAAAAGGGAGGGCAAATCCGCTCTCCCTTTTCCCTTTATGGAGGTGATCCCGTGCTGATCGTACTGGGCTGTTTTGCGTTTTTCTCGGTTGCGCTCGTTCTGGGATGCTGCGCTCTGACCGTCCACGACTCTGATCTGCTGCATCAGCATCCTCCGGATCCGGATCACAAACAATGGCCACAGGATGGTGATTGGCCATGATCGATGCTAAGGAATTTGCCCGAGCTGGAGCAAAATACCTCGGCACGCCTTACTCCACCATGGATTGTCAGGCATTCGTCGAACGGTGCCTGCAGGACTGCGGACTGAAAAAGGATCTGCGCGGCAGTAATGCCTGGTACCGCGAAATGGACTGGACTGGCACGCCGGAAGAGTGCAAGAAGGTTTTCGGATCCATTCCGACGGGTGCCATGCTCTTCATCTGGTCGGATGACGGCGGCGAGATTGCACGCGGTTACAAGGACGGCAAGGGCAACGCTTCTCACATCGGCATCGTAACGCACACCGGCAAGGGTGCGATCCACTCAAGCAGTTCCCGTGGTTGTGTCGCTGAGAGTGGATTCGACGACCGCACTATCCGGAATGGTGGCTGGAACAGGATTGGATTGTCCAAGCTGTTCGACTATGGAGACAAAATAAATCAGGCCTTATCCGGTGACAAGGCCGACGAGGTGATCATTTCAATGGAATACGCGCAGGTAATTACCGAAAACGGCCTGCCGGTTAAGCTCAGGCCAACGAAGAGCACAAGCCGCCCATGGCTGACCCAGATCCCGAACGGCACGCAGCTGCTGATCACAGAGCGCGACGGCATGTGGGCCAAAACAACCTATGACGGCTATGAGGGCTATGTCATGGAGGCGTTCCTGGCGTT